CTCACACAGCTACGAAGACTGGTGGATACATCCAGAACTAGTCAGCGCAGACGTACAGGCTCAATTGGTAGACAGCACAGACGGATTGAAGTTTGCCGGTGATTACTTGTTCCCTGCTACGGCCAGGCCTGTCGAACAGCCGGTTGTCAAGATAGTTGAACGAAACAGGATCATGGATAGATCCATGTCTGACGTGGTCAACACCGACTACAGAAAAGGATTCTGGGTAGTGGATAATTTCTACCGAGATCCTGATGCCATACGAGCATTTGCACTAGAACAAGAATATGAACCCAGCGGACCCGGGAAGCCTTATATAGGCAGCAGGACCTACAAACAGTTTTTGTTCCCAGGGCTTAAAGAAGAATTTGAATATATTATGGGAGAGAAAATCACTGCCTGGGAGTCACATGGCATGAATGGTCGATTCCAGTACAACATTGAAGGTGAACCCCTGGTGTATCATGCGGACACACAAAAATGGGCGGCCATGTTGTACCTCACACCCGGTGCTCCACACGAATCAGGAACCATGACACATGCACTCAAAGGCACTAGTATACGACACCGCACAGATCCTGAGTTTTACCGCTGTTTTAGACAGGGTTCAAGAAATCTTGACAAGACACCATTTGAAGATGTTGATATCGTGGGCAATGTTTATAATCGATTGTTTATATTCAACGCTGGATACTTGCACAGTGCCTGCGCCTACTTTGGATGGACACCACAAAATTCTCGCTTGTGGCAGATGTTCTTTTTTGATTGATTACTGAGATAGTTGGATCTGGGCTTCCATGGTCTGGATCTTGTCTTGTACTGCATCAAAATTCACAGTTGACCATAGCCCCGGATGTAACGGTTTAGGCCAACTGCCACTGGCAATCCAGGCCCAGCCTTGATGTTCTTCATTTAAGACTGGAACAAATTCTCGATCCACGCTGCAAAAAAATGTATGATAAGCAAAGCCTTGATCGGCTGTGGTGAATTTTTCCAAAGGGACCAGTTTCAAGTATTCTGGCATGGTGCCTAGTTCTTCAACACATTCTCTCGTGATGGCCTGCATGAGAGTTTCTCCTGGCTCTACTCGCCCACCAGGTAATCCCCAGGTATCGGGGTGCTTGGTGTCGTTCCTCATGAGATACAGGTAAGTGTTGGTAGCCACACTGTAAAACCAAATACCCACGGCATTTACAATACCAGTGTCCATAGGCCTCCTTTGTATAAGCCTTGATAACTCTTTACCCATGCGTCACCAGTCCATTGATACTGTAATTCTGTAGTTATGTTTGTGACATATTGATTGTTGACTGGACTACTGGCACTATCAAATGCTACAACCCAGCGAGTTCCATCATATTCGATTATATCATTGGCCATGGCCACCAATGGTTGCTGTTGTCCTTGGATTTCCCAGGACCAGGCTGTTGGACTTGTTCCGGTCCATGATCCAGTGCCTTCAGTCAATAGATATCTTTGGCCCGTTTGTGCTGGATCTAGTCCAGCTCCGGGTCCACTCAGCAAAGGATTGATAACAGCATCGACTGGAGCCAAAGTGTTGCTGGGAACAGTATCTTCATTTACGTTCCACAATAAAAATCTATCATCGCTTGGATCATAGGTCACATAGCCAATCACGTCGGTACCATCTGGTTGTTCTAGACTTATGTAACTGATACCCGGTCTTAGGGTACCATACATGCCAACTACGGCAGACCACATGAGATTGCTGTCTGGGCTAGTGGGTGGCGTTAAACTGGCATTGGATTCATCAACTACTTGGGGTTCGCGTAGGACCTGTAGGGTATTATTGATCAGGAGCACCTGATAGTTAAACGGCGTAAATGCCTGTCTTGTGCCCAGCAATAGATCGTTGTCGGTGATTGCAATGCTGGCATCACCGTTGGCATTGTAGATACTGGCCACAATACGTTCAACCACACCCAACTTCTTGACCTTGGCTGGACTGGATATCCACATAGGCAATCTAAAAGTCAAGGTAGCTATGTCAATAGCGGCTTCAGTATTACCTGCACCAATAGTGCGGCTTGACCAGTTTACATCTTCTAGGTACACAGTACTAAGGCTGGTCCAATCTATGTAGTTGTCTGTGCTTTGTATTTCTAAGCTGGGATTGAATAATACTAAAATTTGTTCTAGTAACTGCATCTTCTGATTGGTATTACTCGTCCACATGTCCAATTTTAAGGTCATTTCAAACGGCACTGGCATAAGTCGATCAATACTGAACGCATTGCCCTGTGTGGTTTCATAGGTATCGGTTATGCTGTCATAGGTACGTTGTCGTACCGCTATGGTGCTGACAAAACTGGGATCCTGGATCATGGCACGATTGTATTTGAGATCAGTGATGTAAAAAGTCATTAACGGAGTGCTAGGCAATTCATTGGCACTGTTTTGTTGTATGATGGTCTGTGCTTGGCGGCTACTGTCACCATAGCGTACTGGTACACGCACCAAGGTATCATTTTGTCCAGCTTCGTTGCGACCATATTCGACCTGGAAGTTACTAAAGATCCTGGCAAACTGCAACAAGAAACGTCGTATCTGTTGATCGTAAAAGAATTGTGTAACTGCCATGGTTATCCTGGTGGTCTTGGGTTGGGCGGTGTAATGTTACCGCCTTGATCACCATTGTCAGCTAGAGGTCTAAGTATCTGGCTAAGACTTTGGCGACTTGGTATGTTGCCTAGGTCTGTGGTGCTCACTGTATATGTATTGTTCACGAAGCTGTTGCGTAAAGTTTCTGCGGCCGGTGCCAGATCAAGATCAGTTCTCACTGCGGATTCGATAGACACCCAACGGCTACCGTTGTATCGGAACAAGCGATTGGGCATGTAATCCAATCTTAACGCATAGGCGCCAACTGTGGGATTGGGCGGAAAGCTCACACCTGGCGTGACCGGCAATCCGTTTGGTGGCAACAGGTATCCAGTTTCGGGATCGTATCCACCTGTGAGATAGCCCATGGTATAACCAAAACTGTTAGGTGTGGTTCCTACTCCAGACTGTGTACTGCTTGATACTACAGACCCATCGCTGGCTACTATTCCAGCACTAGCCGGTTCACCAGTTGGAGTTAACGGTAATATATAAAATTTAGTAGTGTCATAGCCACTAAACGGAACATCTACTTGTGCCTGTACCAACAAGGCATCGTTGATCTCGAGGTCTCGGGGTCTAGTACTCATTTGATCACCTACCGTACTAGGAGTGGTAATTGGAGTCCAGTAGTCGGTATCGGTAATTTCAGTACCGGGCGGAACGTTACCTGTGGAGATATAATAGTTGTCACCATCCAGCACAGTGAATCCTCCTGGATAAAAATTTCCTGGATCCCAGATGTTGTCTGGCATAAAAGGTTGGTCGATGATCTGTTGGAACTCTTGAGCATTGACCATAGGAGTGGCTTTGACCCGCCAAATGTGTGGCAACCAGGTCTGGCTAAATCCTTCAGTAGCATAAGACCCATCCTGTATCACATAGTATTTGGGCAGGGGCAGAGGTATGGTTGGATCTAAGGGATAGTAATCTTTAAGGTTGGGTAACTCTAACACATCACCTGACATCAGTTTACGACCAAACGCATCAATCATGTAGTTGTAATGGAACGTGATAAACAAAGTATCATTGTTCAAGAACAGACCAAACTGTGTAAGATCAAAATCAATATCTTGTTGAGTATAAACGCCGCGCATGATGTACACATCAGGATCATAGGCTCTATCTCTGTTTTCTAACAATAATAAATCTTCGATAAACAACGGATTTACACTGTCGTATACTGGCAGTGTGGCATCGTTGTTTCCAGGATTCTCACTTTCATCCAAGATTGGTCCCAGGTATTTGTGGACATAGACATCTACTCCACCTACTGTATATCGTTCTTTGATAGTGCGGTCAAGGAATTGATAGTCATAGGTTCGATTGGGACGATAAAGGCTCAGGCGTGGCATAGTCAAGTATTTACCGCAAAGTTTGACCAAAAACTCAAAACAGGATAAAATACTATATGGAACAGATACAAGAACGTTTGAAACAGGCAGAACGACAGATTGCCGGTGTACGGAGCCGGGTGGCCAGAAGAGATTTAGTTAAAATGCTCAAACCCATAACCACGGTGCTGAACAAACTCAGCCAGGAGAGTGTAGAATGCCGTCGTTTGCATAGAGCCACTGCTCGCTACCAAACACTGGAACAAGAAGCTGAAGATTTGGTAAAAAATCTGGAAAAATACTTGGTATTTGCCTGTTTGCTTGGCGGTTGACTACAAACGGATCCAGTGTTATAATTAACAATCATGATATCAAGGACTCCTAATGGTAAAAACTAAAAAACCCACCGCAGAAATCAAACTACTAAATCCCAAAAGTGCCGATGTAAAATATACCGGAGCTGAACCTGCCTGGAAGTTGGTGTTGACTGACGGAGATAGGACCAGTGCCATGCTCAAGGCCTTTACCTGGTACAACTATCACTATGGCAAAAAGGATGCCAAGGACATGATTGCCCATTGGCTCGAACACAACGATAGACCCAAGGACGCCAAACTCATAAGAGGCATTCCTGACAGTCAGATCCGTAGCACCACAGCCTGGGTATGCAGAATGAACTTGATTGGCCTGGCCTTGAGCGAACACGAACTAAGCGTGATCGACGGCCAGATTAGTGACATGATGCGTATCAAACAAGAAGTGGTCAAAGTCGTGACCGAAGAAGAAACAGTACAGGCTCGCCTGACCATACAGGATCATTTGCGTGAGCGTATGAGTGAGTGTGCTGGTGAACTAGAAGGCATGTTTGATGATTTCCTACAGCAGGGCGCAAAACTAACAGCCGA